CCCGTAGCAAAGACAAAGAAGGTTTTTGTTGAAGATAAGAAGCTGAAGTTTGACATTGAGTTTCCTGAAGCTGATATTAGTGCTACCGGAGACACTTTATATAAACTGTATTCAAATGGCTACATGTCTGCCACTTCAGTTGGCTTTCTGCCCAACAGGGATAAAATCATTTGGGGTGATAAGAAAGGTCAACCAAGAGCTACTTTCCTTGAGCAAGAGCTATTAGAAATCTCCCTTGTGTCTGTACCTGCCAATGCAGGGGCATTGATTACAAGCAAAGGGGTTCAGAAAGCTTTAAAGGATGAAGTTATAGATGAGCTTGAGTTAAAAGACCTTGAAGAATTCTTAAAGCTAAATTTTGATGAAAAAACTCAAGAAAAGGATGAAAAAGATACAGAATTATCTAAAGATGAAGATTTTACCGATCTAAATGCTAAAGAAAACATAAGTATAAATAACAAGAAAAATGTTTGTGGTGAATGTGGAGTAGAAATTACTCTATGTAAATCATGTACTGAAAAGAAAGAACTCGAAAAAGAAGATATCTTCTTTAAGGGTTTATATGAAAGTCTTTTAAAGGGTGAATAAACACCCTGTCTTTTAAGAAAAAGTAATACAGTTCATAGGGAAGAAATTCCAACTATAGAATAATGTATGAATATTTCTTAAAGTACTAAATAAAAAATCCCTATTTAAGGGAGTGTTATTATGCCAGAAGATACCAAATATCAGGATAAGTTACGTGATATGCTTCAAGAGATCATGGGTGAACAGTTTACCAAATCCAATGAAATCTTGGAGAGCACGAAACAGGAACTTACCCTGTTAAAAGAACAAAATACTGAGTTTGCTCAAAAGATCGAAAAAATTGAGAAGATGCCAGCAAAGAAAGTTGATGCTGTAATCCCAGGTGCCGAAGATAAATCTGTAGCCCTTTATAAAGGATATAACCTACAGTACTTCGGCAAAGAGCTTACTATCACTGATAAGTATATCGTTGCTCCTGAACTGAGAGAAAACATCTCTAAGTTCCTTATTGATGTAGTTAAGGCTACCAATGTGGAAGGAACTGGCTCAAGGGGTGGATATTTAGTTCCCGATGAGTATGGTGATGTGGTCATGGCTCATGCAAGGTTGAATTCAGTGTGTCTACAGGAATGTCAAGTTCTTCCTATGAGTACAGATACATTAAGAATTCCTGCTGAAAATGCAAAAGCTGCTGTAAGTTGGGGAAATGAAGAAGCTCAACTAGCTGCAAGTAATCCAACCTTTGCTGAGATCGTTCTAACTGCCCAAAGATTGGGAGCATACACCATTGCTTCTAATGAGCTTTTAGCCGATGATAAGTATGACTTTGTTTCAATGCTTACTTCACAGTTTGCAGAAGCAATTGCCATTGAGATTGACGATAGTGTATTCAACGGTGGAAACGGTAGTACTTTTGCAGGTGCATTGTCAGGTGCTAATTATACTGTCTCATGTGCTGCAACCGGAACTTCTCCAAGTAGACATATCCAGATTACCAATGTTGAATTGTCTTCAGCCATTGCTGCTTTAACATCCAATAAACTTATGGGTGCCAAGTTCTATTTCCATCAGAACTCTATGCATTTTGTAAGAGTGCAGGAAGATACAGCCGGTAATCCTATCTTTGCATTGCCGGGGAACGGTGTACCTGGAAAGGTGTACGAATATCCGTATGTAGTTAGTGCTCAAGTTGGTGCTGCTGCTCCTGCTGCTTCTACCCCGTTTGTTCTTTTTGGAAACATGAAAAAGAGCTATGTGATTGGTCAAAGACGTGGGAATATGTTGCTTGAAGTCGATCCTTACGGGCTGTTCGATACCTACAGAACCAGATTCAGAATGGTTACGAGATGGGATGGTGCTGTAGCTCTGTCTGATGGACTTGTCAAAATCGTTACTCATGCCTAAATAGAATGAGCAATCTTTAACCACAAAGGGGGTTGGGGTGAAAACCCTTTCCCCTTTTTTTATTGTCATGGGTAAAGTAAATAAAGAAAAAGTGAAAAGAAAGACTCTTAATGATCCATTAGATAACTTTATACTTCCAGAATTAGCTGAAGTATTAGAAATTGAGCATCATGAATTAATACTTTTAATGGAATATGACAGAAAATGGTTAACAGAAGAATTAAAACGTAGGGGAATCATATGAGCACTTTACCAGCAAATGCCTTATGTACCAGAAAAGAAGTAAAAGACTATATGAATGTGGTGCAAGCAGATAACACCCTTGATAATCTTATTCATGATTTGATTGGTAGGGTGTCTTCATCTTTTGAAAGCTATTGTAGTAGAAACTTTCATGCTGATGATTACACCGAATACCATGATGGGGAAGGCAAAAGGAATATCTTTGCCAATCAAATTCCTATCAATACGATTACTTCTATTCATGATGATTCAGATTGGATATGGGGGTCTGATACCTTAATTGATCCTACTGATTATAGGATAGCTGAAGATAGATACATTGTTTACAATGGAGTCTTTGGGTTTAGTCCACAGAACATTAAATTGATCTATAATGCAGGGTATTCGACTATTCCAGTTGAGTTAACTCAAGCTTGTATTGAAGAAGTGGCAAGAAAGGTAAAGCATAGAACAGATTTTGATGAATTAGTTAAGACTATGGGAGATGGTTCAGTTTCTTATGCTGATCTTAGCTTTCTACCACAAACTTTTCTGACATTAGATCAATTTAAACTTCATATGGTTTTATAATGACTCTCACTGTTGAGCTAAATCTAACTGATGATAGCAAAAGGTTTCTAAAAAGATTTCCTGAAAAGTTCAAAGAAAGATTCTATAGGGGTTTATATCTTTCGATGAAGCTTGTGGAAGCAAAGGCTAAAGCTTCATTTGGTAGTGCAGGAAAGCCTAAAGTCAGAACTGGTCATTTAAGAAGAAGTGTTCAGTCTGATGTGGACAGAAGGGGAGATGATTTAATAGGGGTAGTATATTCTAATCTTGTTTATTCAAGGATTCATGAGTTAGGGGGAACAATAACTCCCAACAATCCATTAGGATTCTTACGGTTTCAGATAGGGGATGCATGGATTAGAGCAAAGAAGGTTGTAATACCTGCAAGACCTTATCTTGAACCTGCAATGAGAGATAACATGTCTTCCATTGAAGATATCATAGAAAAAGAAATCGTAAAAAGTGCAGGGGATTAATTATGTCTACGAGACTTGATATTGCAGATCAGATAGGAGAAGATTTAAAAAAAATTGATGCAGCAAGGGGATATAATCTAACACCTGCTGATATAAAACGGGGTCTTCATAAATGGAATGACTTTGCAGTTAAACCTGCCATTGGATATACTCTCATAAGAGATTTACCGGATGAAGATTCAAGTGAAGCAAGATGGATGGAATGGGCAATCTATGGATATGTGGATACTAGTTCAATTGGTAATTCAGGAGATATCTATAAATTGTTAGATGATATTGAGACTTTGATTGAATCAACAGATTTCTTTTATGTTAACTGTAGTGATATACAGGACATAGAGTTGTTTGAAGGGGGAGTGAGTACTCCCATTAATTCATTAATTTTAAGATTAAGAATAGCTTACTATAGCTAATAGGGGGATTTTATAATGCCAGCACCATGTGATGTAAATCTAGGAAAAAACACTAAACTAGCTTTAGGGACAGAGCAAGTAGCCAGAATCAATACCATGTCAATCACTATCAATGGAAGTAATGTTGATATTACCGAGCTTGGGGACGACTGGGCCAAACACTGTATCACTATGCTTGATTGGGAAGCAGCAGTTACCGGATACCTTGATTTGACTGATCCAGAGCAAAATACACTTCATTCTATAGCTATATCCGGTGGAATGGTCGATGATATCAGATTCTATGATGATGCTACCAACTATTGGACACCTGATACTGCAACTGATGCAGAAGCAAAAGCTTCTATCCCAACATACAATTGGAGTTCAGACATAAGTGGTATTGTAACCTTTGCCATGAGTTTTAAGGGGAATGGGCCAATTTGGAGAACCAGCTAATAAATAAATCTGTGAAAGGAAAATGTGATGAGAAAAATAAATCGTACTATACTTGCCGAAGAAAGGTGGGTTACAAACCCTGATGATAAAGAAATTAGGGTTAAACTTAGAAGATTTCCCGTTTCCCAAGGGATGTATATTCCAGGGGTGTCAAGTGAGTCAATGTGGTCATTTGCTTTTAAAAAGTTTGACTACTGTATTCTGGAATGGGAAGGAATAAATAATGAAGAAGGTAATCTACTTGAATGTAATTCTGAAAACAAGAAGCTCATATACGATTATATTGAAGATTTAATGATGTGGATTAGTGTAGAGATCAAGAAGTTAAAAGAAGATGATAATACACTAGTCAATGAAAAAAAAACATAATTGATTTTGTGTCATGGTTCTATAGACCTACACGGCTGGATTGTTGGGAGTGCATAGCTCTTAAGAAAGAATTACATGGCAAAGTAGATTGCATCAAGTGCCTAAGAGTAGAACTAATGCCTGAAAACTATCTCACTGTAGGTTTAGTAGAGAAGTATTCGGGCATTTTATTAGATGGGGAAGGAGCAATCCAAGCTCAAGGTTTGAATATGGTCATTGAAATGGAAGACCTTGAAGATATGAGACAAGAGATAACTGAAAAACTTATGATATATGTCAGTTATGGTAAAAGAGTTCAAAGGAGTAAATCCTAATGGCAAGACAAATCAAAACAGAGCTTGTAGTCAAAGATAAAGGTAGTAAAACTGTCACTAAATTTAGTAAAACTACCCAATCTGCAATGAAGAAGCTTGCAGGTATAGCAGGGGTAGCCGGTGCAACCACTGCCTTTTTTGCTTTGGTAAAGTCTACTGTAGACTATGGTGATAAGCTTCAAAAGCTGAATCTAAGATTAGGTGTGTCTGTCAAAGAATTAGACAAACTAAGAAAGATTGGTGAATTATCAGGGGTTAGCTTTGAGACCCTTACAATGGCAATGCAGAGAATGACCAGAAGGGTTCAAGAATCTGCAACAGGAAGTGGAGTTGCTTCAAGTGCTTTAAAGGAATTGGGCTTAGAAGCTGAAGCTATAAGTAAGCTTGCACCTGAAGAACAATTCAGAATCATTGCTGAAAGGTTAGCTAATGTCAGTGATAATGGTAAGAGAGTAGCTTTAGCATTTAAACTGTTTGACTCTGAAGGTGTTAGAGTCCTTCAAATGACCAAGGATTTGAACAAACAGCTTGCCGAAACTAACTCACAATGGTCTCAAGAAAAAGCCGATCAAGCAGCAGAATTCAACGATAGGTTAACTGATTTCAAAGAAACCCTAAGAGATTTGGGTGTTGTTATTCTTCCTATAGTCATTGAAGCAATGGAAGCTTTGACTGTAGCTACAAAATTTTGGTCAGAAGCATGGGAAGATGCCTTTAACACCACAAAAGCAGCACAATTAAGAGATTTACGGGATGATCTAAAATCAGCAGAAAAGAATCTAAAGGATTTGCTTGATACTCCCGGTGCCATAAAAGCTCTTGATGAAGCTAACATTTCAAAAGCTACAGCAAGAATTGAAATGTTAAAAAACAAGATCAAAGAGTTAAACACTGAGATTGAAAAAACATCTGGTAGTAGAAGTGGGGCAGGGGGTGGAATCAGACCTGCTATCCTTCCTTTAATACCTGAACCACCTGATATTGATCTTGAAGAATTAGAAGTTCCTATAAAGACCTTTGCTACTAAGGCAGCTATGAAGTATGCTGAGACCTTTAATGAAGAATTAGTTAATTCCATGAGATCAATAAGGGATAAGGATATTGATGATGCCTTAAATGAATACTTCGGGGATTTAGATTCTTTCAGTGATAAGCTAAAAGACCTTACGGAAAAAGAACAAAAACAAGCTGATGAAAGGAAAGCTTTAATTCAAAGTACTTCAGAGTTTTTTGCATCTTCTTTTGGAGATACCTTTGCTGATATTGTCACAGGGGCAAAAAGTTCTAAAGATGCTGTTAAAGAAATGACTTTATCCATGATTGCAGACTTTGCAAGACTTGCAGCACAAAAAGCTTTTATGGCTTTATTTTCAAATATTGGTGCAGGTGGTGGAGCATACGGAAGTATATTTGCAAGCCTTGGTCAAATCATAGGTGGTAGAGCAGGTGGTGGATCAGTTGCAGCAGGGGGAAGTTATGTGGTTGGTGAAAAAGGGCCAGAACTATTTACTCCTACTCAATCAGGAATGATTACTCCTAATGGTATGGGTGGTGGAATTTCTGTCAGTGTGAATGTGGATGCTTCTAATTCTAATGTGAATGATCCTTCTAAAGCTCAACAGTTAGGAAATGTGATTTCAAAGACTGTTGATGCAAGAGTAAGACAAATCCTTGCCACTGAAAAAAGATATGGTGGAATATTAAGGAACGAAAGGAGATACTAAAATGTCAGTAGCATTGACCTTTGAAGTTTCATACAATACCAGTAAACAGCCTTCATACAGAACTAATGAAGCTCCGTTTGGAGATGGTTATAAACAATATACTTTAGATGGAATTAACTTTGATGAAGAAGTTTGGAATGCAGATTTCATTCCTATTAATACCATCAATGCCAATAATCTTGAGTTAACTCTTTTACAGAGTGTGAATGGTACAAATAACTATTTATTGTGGACTCCACCAGGGGAGAGTACAGCTAAATATTATACAGCAACTCAAGTACAAAAATTCAGTGTTGGGCCTGATAAATGGAAGATAACAGCACAACTTAGAAGGGAGTTTCCGTTAACATGACAACCAATGCTAAGATAAAATCTGATGTTCAAAAGCTCAATGTAGGTTCTGCTTTAGTAGAATTATATACCATTGATGCCACTAATATTGGTGGGGGAACTTATTTCTTCACTCCTATGACTTCAGGTGGGGGTAGAGTTGTTTTTAATGGAGTAGAGTATGCTCCATTACCAGTTGAAACAGAAGGGTTCGAATGGGAAGGAACTGGTAAGATGCCAAGACCATTAATAAGAGTATCTAATGTGAATCTTACCTTTGTTGCTGCTATAACCAATTTCTATGATTTGGTAGGTGCAAAATTCACTAGAAGAAAAACTTATGCAAAGTATTTGGACTATGGTACTGAACCTGATTCTAGTGCAATCTTTCCACAGGATATCTTTGAAATAGAAAGAAAAACAAGGCAGAATAAACAGCTTATTGAATGGGAATTAAAATCAGCAGTAGATGTTGAATCAACTATGATTCCAAGGGGGCAAGCTATAGATATCTGTACTCATACCTATAGGGTATATGATTCAGATACAAATGATTTTGATTTTTCTAATGCAAGCTGTCCTTATACGGATACACCTTCATTTGATGGGGAAGGCAATTCAACAAGTAAGGCAAATGATAATTGTGCAAGAAAACTATCTGACTGTCAATTAAGATATCCACTTTTGACTGATCAACTTCCATTTTATGGATTCCCAGGTGTGGGGAGTATAGGGTATCCATACAGATAGGAATAAAATGTATTTTACTAATAAAATAGAAACATTTGACCATCAAGAAATAGAAAAAGCAGTTAAACATGCCAAAGAAGAATATCCTAATGAATCGGTGGGAGCAATAATTGATAAAAGATATGTGAAATTTGCTAATGTATCTCCATCAGCAAGCAATTCTTTTATGCTCAAGGATGATATGTTCAATGTTGCTTATATGCAGGGTAGAGTGGATTGTTTAATTCACTCTCATCATGATTCAGAAAAAGCACTTGCTACCAAAGAAGATCAAATTACACAGCAAGAATTCGATATTCCCTTTGGGATTATAGAGCTTAAAAACAATTCTCCTACCCATGTAGTATTTTGGGGTGATACTCTACCCATTGAACCTTTAATTGGAAGACCATTTTTCTATGGTGTTTGGGATTGCTATGGATTGGTAAGAGATTGGATAAGGATTAATCAGAATGTAATTCCACCAAATCCACCTAGAGATTGGATATTTTGGTGGAAGAAAATAGCAATGTTCGAAGAATATGTGAAATCAGGACAAATGCCTTATGAGTTTATTAATTTAAAAGATATCGAAGTGGGAGATATACTTTTATATAATGTCGATGGATCAACTTATATGAATCATTGTGGCATTGTAATTGAAGGTGGAAAAGTACTTCATCATTTTGATGGAAATATATCTGCTGCATATCCATTTCCACATAGAAGACAATTTCTTACATTAGCTGTAAGACATAATAAAGATTGGGGGGGATACGATGATCAAACTGTATGGCAAACTGGCTAAAGAATATACCAGAGAACTTGATGCAAGAGTGAGTTCTATTGGTGAAGCTATCAGATGTTTGGATGCCAATTACCCTGGGTTCAGAAATTCAATTATAAGAGATGGAAGATATGCCATTAGAAGGGGTGATAGCTTACTAAAGAATGCAAAGAATATCAGTGAAGAAGAAGTATTAATGAACTTTTCTGATAAGGAAACATATCATATTCTACCTATCCCTGTAGGGGCAGGAGATAACTCTCTTGCAATCTTTACTATCATTGCAGGGGTTATCCTTATTGCAGCTTCATTTTACACTGGTGGGGCCACAGCAGGGCCAGGTGCTAAACTCCTTGGGGTTGGTGCAGGTCTTGGTGGGTTTATTGGATCAATGGGAGTAGCTTTAGCTCTTGGTGGTGTAGCTATGATGATGGCACCTAGTCCTACTGATTTTGGTGGAGATTCAAGAGATTCAGGTGAAGGCAGAAAATCATATATCTTTAATGGAGCAGTTAATACCGTAGAACCTGGGACTACAATTCCTTTAGTATATGGGGAAAGTTTTATTGGAAGTACTTTTATCAGTGGTAGACTAAAAATAAATGATATTACAGGATAAAGGATTATGAAATCAGAAGAACTAGTTGTAATCGGTAGAAAGGGCAAAGGAAAAAAGCCCCATACTCCTATTGAAGAACCTGATTCACTCCAATCAAAGAGTACTGCTAAACTAGTAGATTTGCTTTGTGAAGGTGAGATTGAAGGGCCAGCAAATGATGATAATTGGTATAAGTCTACCTACTTCAATGAAACCCCTGTAATGCAGTCTGATGGAACTTTAAACTTTGACGGTGTAGAAATTGATGGAAGATTGGGTACATCAGATCAAGAATACTTAAGGGGATTTGATGATGTTTCCGTAGAAAATGTACTTAATCTTGAAGTCACTAAAGATGGTGGGCCTGTATCTGATACAATTCCTGATCCAGAAGTAGACGATGTTACCATTACTTTGTCAGTAAATGGATTACTAAAGCAAACGGATAAAGGTGATATTAAAAAGACAACCATCAATTATGGTATTTCAATTCAACCTGATGGTGGTATAGAAAAAAATGTAATGTATGCTTCCATTAATGGGAAGACTACAAGCACCTACCAGAAACAGCATACCATTCAATATCTGACAAGAAGATTTGGGCCTGGCCCTTGGACTCTAAGGGTCTACAAATATACCAATGATTCAAATTCTATAAAGCTTAATAATAGTTTATTTTGGGCAAGTGTTACTTTGATTAAGAATGTCAAAATCCGATATATGGATAGGGTTGTAGTCGGAACTAACTTAGACTCACAGCAATTCGGTGGAGACATTCCCTTTAGAGCATGGAAAGTAAAAGGTCTAAAGATTAAACTTCCT